ACAAATACGCACCGCAGTCGATACCTTTGTGAACTACCAAGAACTCGAAAGCAAAATCTACCACTTTAAAGCCGATTCATTCAAACACTTTGCGCACTGGATAAAACGCATTGACCTGAACAAGATCAACAAATCAAAAGAACAAAAGCTTGACTCACGAAACATGACCGCAGACGAAATCGCTCAATGGGTCGTAGAAAGAAAATTTGGAAAACAACCTTAAAAAAAAACTATATGAACATCAAACAAATGAAACCCCAAGCACGTGCGGAATATCTAACCAAACAACTACTTAAACTGTACGACTACTTCGGTAATAACGTAGGGATGGATGAAGGAATCATGCGACAGGTTGAAGCGTTAGAGGAAGACCTTGAAACGTACAACAACTTAACCACCGATCAATTTGAGCAGGCATTAAGGAACGGACGTAAAGAAAGTACCGATGCTTTCAAACCATCCATTAGACTGATCGTGCAATGGGTAAGTAACTACGTTGTGCGCTTCAACAAATCCGAGCAAAAGATTACGCACTCAGGAACAACGCTCACACGTAACTACCCAATCGAACAACGCAAAGCGTGGATCATTTCAAGCTACCGTCAATACCACGAAGAAAAAAAGGACATGACCAAGTTTTACGATTTCGGTGCGCCAACGTACGAAGCAATCTACAAGTACTGCGGTTACAACCTTTCAAACGAACAGCGTGAATGGTGTTTTGAAATGAGCAAACGACTTTCACTTTCGCAAATGTTCAACGCATTTCTAAGCCGTGACGAAAGCGATGAGTTCAGAAACAACGCAACCGCCTGCGCTTACGCTTGTAAATTGTTTTTTGATCAGTTCCCAACGGAAACCGATTTGAGAACGCAGTTAGGGTATTTCGATAACGTTTCCAAAGATCACTTTGTAGCCAGTTACGAAAAGACTCCATCACTTGTAGCGTACATGAGAAAGAAGAACGAAAATAATCACGGACTTTCTTAAAAAAAAACTTGCACAATTCAATTTCATTGATTTACTTTGTGATACCAAAAAAAAACAAGCTATGACACACGATTTAGAATTTGATGACTTCATCGTTTACTTCGAGAACCCACACGGAAAGGTTATCGAAATTACCAAGATAACTGATTACGAAGATAACGTAATCGAAAAGAGCGATCGAGAACTTGACCGCATCCACAAAGAGATTTACAGCCATTGCGAGTACAACGACTGGTTTGGCGAGTCAGAAAAGTTTACCTACGTGGACGAATGGTTTGAACAAAACATCGACTTCGACAAAGCGAGGGGAATCATTTAAAACAATAGTCAGGTGATGTAATTGGTAAACGTGTACACGATTGGAGTGTAATTTTACAGGTTCGAATCCTGTCCTGACTACAAAACAAAAGCATGATTAAACGCTCAAAATACAACAATAAAAAAACTAAGGTCGACGGTATTACCTTCGATAGCAAGAAGGAAGCCGATAGATACGTTTTTCTGACGCTTAGAGCGACGAACGGGGACGTGTTAGACCTACACCTTCAAGTGCCTTTCGTTTTCGCCTTAGAAGGCAAAAAAATGTTCACGTACAAAGCCGACTTCGTTTACTACGACAAAACGCTAAGCAAGACGATAATCGAGGACGTGAAGGGTATGCGAACTCCGTTGTACAAACTGAAAAAGAAACTAATCGAAAACCAACACCAAATTACAATTACGGAAACATGACCCATCCATTTGACAAATACAAGTACAATCGGTTCGGCTTTGAAGTAGGGCAGGAACTGGAATGGTTTGAATGGTTGCACAACTACCGTGCATCGCTGAAAGAATACCGAAACAAACTGAAAAACGAACGCTTTGAGAATGAGGAAGTAATGAAGCGGTTTATTGCAGTCAAGGAAGAGTTAATTCAAATATCGCAAACAATCCACACCTTTGCAGCCAAGGTTTCATTTCGACCTTACCACAAAGCTTTCTTAAAATCCACAAAAATAGACAGGGTGGAACTATTCAAGTTCAAAAGTATCCTAATAAAAAACTATGAAGAGAGCGAAAGTAAAGACGCAAAGTATTATCTTTCAATCATCAAAGCATAACAATCACAAAAACAAACGATAATTTAAGTTATCGCATACCTGAACGATAAACAATTCATTAACCCATAAAAACCAAAATTATGAACGAAAACAACAGCATCACAATCACATTTAAAGTTCAACTGGATGAAGTTACTCAAATCATTGAATCGGTATTGCCGTATAATGGTGATTTTGAAACACTTGAAAAAATTGTATCCGAAGCAAACCTATCTTTGTATCGATTAGGGTGGACTTCTGAAACCGTTGATCAAGCCATTGAAAAAGTAATACTCTAACCATGGAAACAACCAAGCACGGACGTAACATCGTTTCAATCCGATGTAAAGATGGCGATCAATTTTTGATGCTATCAGACCTTCACTTCGATCACCCGAAATGTCGACGTGACATTCTGCAAGAACACATCGAGAAAGCCATTAACCTGGGAGCGAAAATCCTAATCAATGGTGACTTCTTTTGTATCATGCAAGGAAAGTACGACAAGCGTGCGAGCAAAGACGATATTCGCCCCGAGCATCAAGGCGGGAATTACTTTGACTTGGTTGTTAACGAGGCAGTTGAATGGTGGGCAAAATATGCCGACCATTTAATTTTTGTAGGGTACGGTAACCACGAAACCGCAGTGAGCAAGCGACACGAAATAGACCTAACCGAGCGGTTCGTTTCTTTGCTGAATTACAAAACGGGTTCAAAGGTTCTGAATGGTGGGTATGCTGGATGGATTGTTTTTAACGTGTATCGAAGAGACGATGCCAAAACATACCTCAACTTCAAAGTGAAATACCACCACGGCCACGGAGGCGGTGGAGTAGTTACAAAGGGAGTAATCCAGCATCAACGGATGGGTGCGCAAGTAGACGGTGCCGATGTTCTTTGGATGGGTCACGTTCACGAATTGTACCACCACATCAATATCAAAGAAACTTTGCAAGTGGTAACACCTTACGAAATTAAGCAACGCATCCAGCACGATATTAGAACGTCAACCTACAAAGACGAGTTTACGGACGGAGCTTTTGGTTGGCACATCGAACGGGGTGCGTATGGTAAACCAATCGGAGGGTATTTAATGCGATTGAATTACGTTAGAGATAGGAAAGAAAAAGAGCGTAATTACATCAACCCTGATTTTCAAGCAATTTATTCAAACATTTAAAAATATGGAAAACGAAAAGTATGTAGGCAAAGGATGGTCGAACCAATACGGGGTAAAGGTTCAACTTAAAAAACAAGATTTACTCGATTTACCCACCAACCAATACGGGGACATCGAAGTATTTGTAGGTCAGCGCAAAGAGGTTGACCAAAAGAGCAAAGCAACCCATTGGGTAAAATGGAAGGCAAAGGATGCACCGATGCAACAAGCACCGAGCGAAATCCACCCCGCACTAACCAAGGCAGGATTCGTACCCGAAGACGACGGGTTACCTTTTTAAGAATTCCCATTCAATAAGTATGCACCCACTAATCGCAGACGTACTCCAACATCAAAGTTATCGCAAATCCTGCTATGATATTGTGAGGGGTACGCACTTCGATGGTGAAGACCTTTACCAAGAAATGCTTTTAGCGTTACTCGAAAAGGAGGATGTGAAGCTTTGGGAGGTTTGGCATTCGGGTGGGCATCGGTGGTACGTGCTTTCGTTAATCTACCGTTTGTTTTTGGGTAAGGGTTCTTTGTGGGATCAGAAATACCGTGATCGGTTGTTACGTGTGGACGTTGACTGGACCCGTGTTGAAGTGATCGCAGAAATCTACGACCACGAAAGCGAGGTTCAAACATCGAAGCAGATGGAAGCGATTGAGGATGCAATAGCCAAACTGCAGTGGTACGAACGTAACCTGTTCATGGTTTACGTAGAAGCCAAAAATATGCGACGTATTAGCACATCGACTACGATACCATACAACAGCATAAGATTGACCATTAACACGGTTAAGGACAAATTAAAAAAGAAACTGAAATGAAATACCAAATTAAACAATACAGTGAAAATCAATTTAGCGCACAAGTAAAAATCGATTGGTTTGGAAGTTGGGAGTCAATAGATAGAGATAATCCAGTATTTACTTGGGCACTCAGCGAATATGTTAAAAAACACACCATCGTTGAAACATTTATAGAAGCTGAAAATATAGTTAAAAGACATAAGGATTGGATAGAAAGCAAAAAGAAATATCCTAAATTTTTTAAATTGAAATGATTTACTTACAAATTTTATTCATTGCGTTTTTCTCTGCGTGTGCAGGGGTAACGATTACCAAGCTAACGGGCATTGGTGATAAGATCGGATTCAAGCCATTTAACTGCTTTGTGTGCCTTTCGTTTTGGACTGCGGTAGCTTCGTTCTTTGCAACGGTAGAACTGCCCGTGTTGAGCCTGTTTGCTTACTCTATTGGGTGCGGTTTTATCGCTTGTATTATTGCGTACTTTTTAATTGATAGGATTTACCGATGAAACAAACAGCAGTAGAATGGTTATTGGAAAATTTAATTTCAGAACCACATTTCGAAAAGGATTTTGAACACAATAAAAAGTGTTGGGACAAAGCTGAGTTAATGTTTGAAGAACAAATTAGAAGGGCTTTCTGTCATGGTGAAGTTGCCCGTGATCGAATTGACTCTATGGAATACTACAACGAAACTTACGGCAAATGACCACACCAAACCACTACAAACAAAAGGTACAACCGATTGACCTGATTGAAGCGTTTGACTTAAACTTCAACCTCGGCAACGTGGTTAAATATGTAAGCCGTGCAGGTCGCAAAGGAGATACATTAGAGGATTTAGAAAAAGCGTTTTATTACCTTAAAAGAGAAATGCAAAAATATGAAATTAGCTAACAAAATGACCGACGAACAGTTGAAGCGGTTAGAACCACTTTACCCTAAATGGGTTCAGTTCCAAAATGAAAAGACCTTGCGCCTAAGTGCAGAGCAGGTCGCAATCATGGGTAAGGTGTGGGCCGAAGTAATGGGTAAACGATGGATGGGTGGATGTCAAGCCTGCACCGTTAACGCATTCTCTACGATCATGAACCATTACGATGCTGAATTAGACCTAAGACACAAAGCCATTCACGAACAAATCATTCAAGATGCCACTACCGAAAAGAAACCAAGACGAAACAAAAAGTGAGTTCATGGATCGTTGCATGACCAACACGGTTATGAAAACGGAGTATGAAGACCCAATCCAACGGTTAGCGGTGTGTAATGCTTTGAGCCGTAAAGAAAGCTACGCAAAGTTTGAAAGCCATTCCGACTACCCCGAAGCGGTGAAGAACAATGCCAAACGGGGTATTGAACTGAACGAAAAGAACGGTAATCAGTGCGCCACGCAGGTGGGAAAAATTCGTGCAACGCAGTTGCGTGACGGTGAGCCTCTAAGTGTATCAACGATTAAACGAATGTACTCCTATTTGAGCCGTGCAAAGACGTATTACGAAACGGGTAAGCCTACCGATTGCGGTTATATTTCCTACCTTCTTTGGGGCGGTTTAGCTGGCCTTCGTTGGAGTGAAGCAAAGTTGAAGGAGATCGAGAAATGACCACGACCAAAGAAAACGACGTAATTGAACAGGCGATCGGAGCGGTTGAGTTGTACGCAACCATTGCGCACTTATTGATGGATATAGCTGAAACAGTTGATCATGTGAGCGTGGGCGGTGCTACCGATTACGAATTAAAGCTTATGTGTATGCAGAAGCTAAAAGAGATCGTTAACAAAATTGAAATCTGATGCCAAGCGGTGAACATTTAAAGGGCAAAAGTCCACACGGATTTGGAAGCCACCCCGAAAACATCAATCGGAATGGACGCCCGAAGGCTTTGCGCAACGTGATCAAGGACTTATTCATTGAAGAGTTTAATGTTCAGCTATCTAGTAGCCAAGCCAACGAAATGATTATGGCAATGCTTTGCATGACTGAGCGACAAATCAGTGAACTTGGAGAACGTGACGATGTACCCTTTTGGTTGAAAATGATTAGCAAAAAGATGGAGCGTGATTTGAGCCGAGGTTCTATCCACTTGATGGAAGTTCTTTTTGACCGTGTTTATGGAAAGCCAAAGGAAACGATTGACAGTACGATATCGATGCCGAAAGCAGAAATCCACGTGGCCACGATTTCAAGTCCTATCGACCTTTCAAATAGTGAGGATGCAATTATTCTCGATTGATGTTTCAAACGTCTGTCATATTCGATCGCAACTATAATTCCACTGCCGAGGTTATAGTTAACCAAGGCGGGACCAGTTGCTTCCATCGTGATACTCTTGTTGTTACCATTGATGGCAATAAGCCGATATCTGAAATTAAAGAAGGAGATGTTGTTTTATCTTTTAATGAAGTAACTAAAACAAAAGAGTGGAAGTTAGTTACTGAAAAATTTGAATATAAAAACACCAAGCCAACAATTAAAATAAAGTTGAGAAATGGAAGTGAAATAATTTGCACTGATGATCATTTATTTTATTTCAAGGGGGGTTGGATTTCTGCAAAACATTTAGTATCTTTAATACATGAAACAGATACCAAATTATAGTCGCTATGTTCTTGATGAACAAGGAAACATTTACTCTACTAATTACAAAAATAGTGGTAAAACAAAAATTCTAAAACCAGCATTTCAAAAAGATGGTTATTTAAAAACCATGATTTTAGGAGATGATGGTAAATATTTAAGTAAATCAATTCATAAATTGATGGCATTAACATATTTCGGTAAGCATGATGGTTTACAGGTTAATCATAAGAATGGAATTAAGCATGATAATAGGCTTTGTAATCTTGAAATTGTTACCCGTGGCGAAAATATAAAACATGCTTATTTGAACGGATTGATTATACCTAAGCGTGGAGAGTTAAATGGAAATTCTAAATTAACTCAAAATGATGTAAAAGAGATCAGAGAATATGTAGCTAATTTCAAAGGAAGGTATTACGGAAGAAAAGAATTAGCTAAAAAATATGGCATTAGTGAGGCTCATTTAAAAGATATTGTAAACGGACGCAGGGATATATGGATGGATTCATAAATATAGATGATATTGAAAGTTTTGAATATGTTGATTGTGAATTTGTTTACGATTTTACAGTTCAAGATAATCATTGCTATTTTATACATCCAAATAAAGATATATTAGTACATAACTCGGGGAAAACTTACTCCATTCTCCAAGTGCTATGTTTAAAAGCGATTGCTGAAAGTGATCAAGTTATTTCGGTTGTAGGTCAGGACGTGCCAAACCTTAAAAGCGGTGCGCTCAGGGATATGCAAACCATTGTAGCAAGTTCACCTGATATTCAAAGTTGGATTAAAGGATACAATGCGAGTGACCGTATTTATACATTTCACAACGGTTCAATTATAGAGTTCAAAAGCTATCAAGACCCGCAAGATGCAAAGAGCGGAAAACGTCATTACCTGTTTATGAATGAGGCGAACGGAATCAATTATTGGATATATTGGGAATTAGCACGAAGAACTAATAAACAGGTTTTTATTGACTACAACCCTAACGCTCGTTTTTGGGTACATGAAAAGTTGATAGGCAAAGAAGGAGTTGAGTTGATCATTAGCGACCACCGACACAACCCGTTTTTAAGTGACAAAACAAGGCGGGATATTGAAGGTATCAGAAATGAGGATGAGGAACTTTGGAAGGTGTACGCCCGTGGGATGACGGGTAAAATTGAAGGGTTAATCTACCGTAATTGGGGAACGATTGGAACAATACCAAGCGATGCTCAGTTGATTGGGTACGGGATGGACTTCGGATTTACGAACGACCCGACCGCAGTTGTTGGGGTGTACCGTTACAATGGTGAATTAATCATTGACGAAGTAATGTACCATAAAGGACTCACAAACCAAGATATTAGCCTTTTTATGACCAGTTGTTCAGTTGATAGAAGTGTGACGATTGTAGCGGATTCTGCAGAACCGAAATCAATCGAAGAACTTAGGCGCATGGGGTGGCGGATTGAAGGTGCCAATAAAGGGAAAGACAGCATACTAAACGGGATTGATATATTAAAACGTTTCAGGTTTAACGTAACAAACCGATCGATTAACCTACTCAAAGAATTGAACGCCTACAAATGGAAGGAAAAGGATGGTAACGCTACCAACGTACCCATTGATTCCTTCAACCACGGCATGGATGCTTTAAGGTATTTAGCGTTAAATAAATTAGCAGAAAAGAACAGGGGAAAATATGCAATACAATAACATTTGGAAAAAATTAACGGTTGGGCAGTACCAACTTTTAGCCGACCTCAACCACTTGGAAGGGTGGGAGTATATGCGCTCGGTTGTAGCAATCGTGGAAGGTAACGGATTCGATGAGGTTGACAATTACCCGTTGATCGACTTACGCAAGCGATACGAAGCCATTGCCAAGCAGTTGGAGAAAGAACCGTTCAAACCTTTCAAATCGTTCGTAAAGATTGACGGAAAGCGATACTACGTTACACGATTCTTTGACGAAATAAACACGGCTCAATTTGTGGAAATAAGTGAGTGGAATAAGACGAAAGAGGACGGAGTAAAGAACTTGCATTTGTGCGTTGCATCGTTACTGCGTGAAACGAAGTTCGGTTGGTTTCCTAAAAAGTACAACGGGAAGGACCATTCAAAACGTGCGACATTGGTGAAGGAAAAGATGTTAGCGGTTGAAGCGTTGGGGTTGTCCGCTTTTTTTTTGGCCAGTTGGGTGAAGTTGCTCGAAGATTTACCAACCTATTTGGACAAGGAAATGCAGACGTTGAAGGCGGAGATGGACGCCCTGACCTCGGAACAGGATTCACAGAGCGTTACGGGTGGATCGTTGTAATTGATAGGTTAGCGGGTAGCGATGTTCTTAAATGGAGTGAAGTCTTTGAATTGCCAGCGATTGAGTTTTTGAACTATGCGAGTTACCAAGTTGAGAAAAGTAAACATGAAGCCTTTGAAATAAAGCGTCGAGCGAATGGGTAACTTTTCAGGATTTCCCATTTAATAAGTATGGCATTTATCGAGTTCAACGATGTGAGTGGTGCGTTCAATCCTGCGGTTAGTGGGTTTGGCACTACCGACGTTGATCAAGCTTTTGAAGGTGTTGAAAAGGAAATAGTTGATTGGTGTCACGAGCAAATCGCCCTATTCCGCAAACAGATTAAAGACAATGGAAGCCAAGTGACGGGTAACCTTCAAGCGGGCACCGTGCCTTTACCTATGAAGCGTTTTGGTAAAGAGTACGTTGTTGAAATCGAAGCCCCTGCGTACTGGAAGACGTTGGAGTACGGGCAACGTGGAACGGAAAGCAGTTCAAAAGCCCCTAACTCACCATTTACCGTTAAGGAATACCCACGATTAGACGATATGGTTAAATGGGTACAATTCAAAAATATGGCGAGCGGTAAAAAGGATGTTTATTCTTTGGCTTCCCGAGTACGTCGAAGCATTTACAAAACGGGAACGTATGCACACCCATTCGTCCAACCTACGCTTACCGAAAACAGATTAAATGATTTAGCGCAAAGGGTTGCAGAATTTACAGCCCAAGCGATGACCGCAGTGATTTTTAAATGATATGGCAATAACAATAATAACCCAAGTAGCTGAACCAAGGTATTCGCCTGCGGGCAATCCGTTGGTATATGTGGTTGATAGTGATAATAGCACCGAGCCTAACTTCCGATACGTGGCAAATGTTTCTATCAATGGAAACTTGGTGGCAAAGTTAAAGACGGTTCCGAGCGTTACGAATAGCAACCTTGGAAGGTTCAATTTTCAAGAAATAGTGCGAGGTTATTTCGATATTATTCCACGAATATCGAACCCAGGATTTGTAGAGGCTGAAAGCTTTGGTTGTCCTACTCAGTACATTGATTTTGATGTTGAATTTGACGAAGAGTACACGGGTGGAGAACCAGCCGCAATTCAGGCTGAACCTGCAATTATTTACAACGGGGCGTGGACTGTTTTCGACTTTGTTCAATTTCCTTCTGAAAAAGGGAAATATTGGATTGATAGCGATGCGGTTAACACTCGATTACCATTGACCAATCGCCCACAATCAACCAAGGCTTACGCTAACTTTGGCCTATACCTTCAAAGTGGAAACCTTTATTTCCTTTGTAGTAAGGAAACATCGCCTAATATTGATTACATCCGTTACCGTTATTACGATTCAACAAACACGTTAGGTCGTGAGTACTTTATTCCAACGGTTAACCACACGTCGCACGCTTCGAGTGAGCAAAATGACTTTAATCTTATTGCAGTTCCATTTATGCCTTTTGATGTTTCAAACATTAGCGGTACAATTACTTCGGATGGGGATAACGGGATTGATGTATTGAATGAAAGTTCTTACTATACCGTTACAGCTTTTCAGGATGAAGGAACAAACCAAGCATCGATCGAGTACACGGTTAGAATGACTAATGAGTGTTCACGTTTTGACTTTACCGAAATTCATTTTGAGAACCAGTTGGGTGGTGTGGATTCTTACGTGTTCACCAAGCCAAACCGAGAAAGGCAAAGCATTACAAGAGTTGAAGCGAGCCGACCTTATTTGGCCGATTCTTTTCAAAACCGAGGTATTTACGGAGATTACACTAACTTTTCCAAGTACAACGCCCAAGTTGATTACTCCAAGGAGTTTACCGTTTCTTCCGATTGGTTAACCGATGAGGAATTTGAATGGTTAGCGCAAATGGTACGTTCCCCACGTCTTTGGTTACGCAAAGCATTTGAAACGGGTGACGGTGTGTTGGATTACTTAGTTCCTATTTTGGTAACCGATACAAGCTACAATGTTTGGAAGCGTGACTTCGATCAACTTCACACGCTCACCATGACCTACAAATTCACCTTTGACGAATCTACTCCGTTATGATAACAGAACTTTACATAGACGGCCAAAGATTGGATTTAAGCGACGATATTGATATTCGCTTAACGTATTCCATTACGGACATAGAAAACCCCGTAGAGCGCAAAGGAACGGTTAGCAGAACCATTGAAGTGCCGGGAACACCGCACAACGATAACGTGTTTGGTTCAATTTACCGATTTGATCAGTGGGTAATCGGATTCGACCCGAGCGTACGGGTAAATGCTTACGTGTTGCAGAATAGTGTTGAGGTATTTAACGGTATTGCTCAGTTGTTAGCGGTTAAAAGTGACGGTCAATTTAAGACTTACGAAGTCGGTTTGTATGGTGAGAATGTGAACTTGTTTAAGCAGTTAGGGGATAGCGAATTGACTGATTTAGATTTCAGCGAGTTGAATCACGAATGGGATGCGAGTAATATCGTGAATGCTTGGACTAATTCCGTAGGTAGTACGGGTAACGATTACTATTACCCTGCTATTGATTACGGACAAGCGAGTTTCACACGTACACAAGCCCCAATTCCTTACGCTGACGTGTTTACCACGGAAGATTTTTACCCTGCGATTTCCGTTAAGAAGTACGTTGATAAGATTGTGAGCGGTGCGGGATTTACTTATGAAAGTGACTTCCTTACCTCACAATGGTTTAAGCAGTTGATAGTACCGTATGGCGTTAGTGGTGTGCCTTATTTGACGCAAGAACAAATGCAGTTAAACTTGTTTTTTATTCGTTTGAATAATGACTTTTCAGTAACAACACCTTCTGCTGGCACGCTATTTCAATTTGGCACTTCAACACCTGCACCATATTTCAACGGTGGAAACTACAATACAAGCACAAAGAAATTTATTGCCCCTGCCGATCGCACATACAATTTTCAAGTACGGGTAACCGCTACATTGGTTGAAGGAACGGGTCCTGCTTCACAAGTTGCTTTCGATATTGGATTCAGGAAAAACGGTACACCCGTTGGGGCAGGTCCGTATCAAATAGTATGGCCATTTAATACCCCACCAAACACAACTATTACCCAAGATTTTTTCATTCAAGATACAGCGAGTGTTGGTGATCAGTACGAAGTTGTACATTTTGGAGGTACACTTTTGTACACGATCAACGTTGAAGCAGATAATACGTATTGGCTTAACCAAGTTACCAACCCTGTTATGTCTATTGGGGATACTTGGGACATGAACCAAACGATCGTGCCAAAGGTAAAGCAATCCGATTTTCTTATGTACTTGGTGCGTATGTTCAACTTGTTTATCATGCCTGACAAGTACGACCCAAAGAAACTATACATTGAACCGTTTTCCGACTTTTACGATACTTCAACTTACCTTGATTGGACGGGATTATGGGACGTTGAGAAAGGTTACGAAGTCGTGCCATGTGGGTACATGAACCCAAAGACGTACAAGTTTAATTACAAGGATGCAGGCGGTTACTTTGAGAAGCGTTACCAAAGTGCGTATCAATCAAGTTATGGTTCACGGACCTACATTAGTTCAAATGAGTTCAGCAATGGTGAGCAATCCGAGGACGTTGGATTTGGCAATAGCGTAATGGTTGGATTTTCTCCAAGCCCACGTATTTACGCACGCTATTACGACATGGATAACAAAGGAACTGCAAGCGGTGGCGATGTTGAATTGAACGTGAAACCCGTTACCCCCAACCTTCGTATTCTTTACCATGAGTACATTGAATTTCCGAGCGATACCGAGTTTGTTTTCGAGGGTAATGAATACACGAGTTATCCGTACGCAGGTAATTTAGACAATCCGTACAACCCAACTTACGATTTGTGTTTTGGTATTCCACGTGAGTTGTACTATCAAAGTGACGAAACAAGCGGAGCGATTTATAGGTACACCAACAACAACTTATTCAATCGCTTTTGGTTGGATTACGTCAACCTATACACCGACAAAGACGCAAAGAAAGTCAAGTTATTTGTACAACTTTCAGCGGTTGACGTGTTGAACCTTGACTTCCGTAAACCGATTTACATTAACGGTACTTTGTTTTACTTGCTATCGGTAAACGATTACGATGCAAACAGCGACGAAAGTACTTCAATCGAACTTTTAAAAGTTTTAGATTTAGCACCATTTGAGCCTACCGTTTTCCAATTAACGGGCGGTACAGGTGCTTTCATTTCAGACGAACCCAAACCCAAATTAATAACTGAATAATGGCAGACGTAGAAAAGGATATAGTATTACGAGTTAAGAGTGAAACCGATCAAGCCACGGGTCAATTCAAGAACCTCAAACAAGAATTAAAATCGATTGAGGGTGAACTTAACAAAATGGCAACCGCAGGGCAGACGGGAACGGATGCTTTCAAAAAGTTGCAACAAAGAGCGGGCCAAGTTAAAGACCAAATCGGGGATACCAAAAACGCTATTAAGGCTTTGTCATCCGATACATTCAAGTTGGATGCGTTTGCTCAGGGTGCTCAGGGTATTGCGGGTGGTTTCGCAGCTGCACAGGGTGCGATGGCTCTGTTTGGCAGTGAGAATAAAGCGGTTGAGGAAGCGATAAAAAAGACGCAGGGTGCGATGGCTTTGCTTCAAGGTGTGACGGCTATCACAAACATCCTTCAAAAAGACAGTGCGTTTTCTTTGAACTTTTTAGGAAAAGCACAAAAGGCGAATGCAGTTGCAACGGATGTAGGCACGAAAGCAACAAAAGGATTTTCAAAAGCATTGATTGCTACGGGAGTAGGTGCGTTGGTTATTGCATTAGGTTTCCTTATTGCAAACTTTGAAGATGTTAAAAAGGTTGTAATGAACCTTATGAAACCGTTTGACGGAATCATAGCAAAGGTTCGTGACTTTTTACACACCATTTCTTTTGGATTGATTGACGATGCCAGCACCGCAAAGACAAAAGAGAATGCCGAGGAATCTTTGAAGGCTATTGAAAAGGTCGCAAAGTACAACCAAAGCATGGAAAAGCAAATGCAACGGAGTATCGACCTTGCAAAAGCTAAGGGTAAAAGCGATAAGGAAATACTAAAACTTGAAAAAGAACTGCTTGATTTTCGTTTAAAAAATAACTATGCAGAACAGGATGCTATTAAAAATAAAATGGCGTTAGGAATTGCAACGGATGACGAAAAAAAGAAACTGTTTGAACTTGTTGAAAGCGCACGTGACTTGGTGAAGGATCGCGAATTACTTGACATCAATTACAAAAATGGTGTTAAAAAGCGGAATGAGGAAGCACAAAAAGAGAAAGAAAAAAATGATGAATTAGCGCAAAAGGAAAGGGAGAAAAACGCAAAAGAACAACGTGATTTTGAGGACTCTGAAAGGGAAAAATCTAACGAAGCAGATCGTGTTTATTTTGAGGGGGTAATTGCATCCGAAACAATCGCAAAAGATAAAAAGTTAGAAATCGCAAAAGACCTTTATTTGCAAGGTGTGATTAACGAAAAAGAATACAACGATACAATTAACAAATTAAACGAAGAAGAAAAGAAATTAGAAGAAGAGGAAAGATTAAAATCACTTGAAGCGGATAAGGTTTATTTCGATGGTGTAATTGAATCGGAAAGGGTTAAACTTCAACAAAAATTAGACCTTGCAAAAGAGTATTATGAAAAAGGAATAATTAGCGAAACGGAATATAATGAAACAGTTAATAAGCTAAACAGTGAGGCTTTTAATAAACGATTACAAACGTTTAATGAATGGTCAAAGGTTGCTATTGATGGACTAAATGCCCTTTCTGATTTAAACGAAGCATTTACAAAAAAAGATGCAGATAGCCAAAGACGTGCATTTGAAAGGGATAAGAAATTTAAAATAGCTTCTGCTTTAATTTCAACGGCTCAGGGTATTACAGGTCAATTAGCAGTTCCACAAGACCAACTGAGTGGAATGAATTTTGTTAAGGCGGGAATTATACTTGCAACGGGTATCGCACAAATCAAAAAGATTTCCAGTACAACATTCCAAGGGGGTGGAAGTGCAAGTGGTGGCGGTGGCGTTGGTTCAGTACCTCAACCTTCCGCAATGGCTACAACTACACCAACGATTGGAAGCACACAACTGCAATTAGATGCTCAGGGTAACCTTCAACAACAATCGGTTAGAACCTACGTACTTGAAACCGATATTTCAGACAAACAAAAACGCTCACAAAGATTACAAAGAACCGCAACATTAGGAAAATAATATGAATACTTACAATGATTTACCCGTTTATTCGCTTGTAGTAAACGATGAAGAAGGAACAGGCGTTGACTTCGTCGCACTTGTTAACGCTCCCGCAATCGAGCGCAACTTCCAAGCCTTCAACAACCGTGTGAAGTTCACCGCTAACGAAGACAAAAGGTTGGTTACAGGGCCGTTAATGATTCCCGATTCCATGATTTTTAGACGTGATGAAAAGTTTGGTGAGTATTACGTAACCTACACCGCAGAAACGATTAAAAAGATAGCGGAAAAGTTTATGCAAAACCAATACATTTCCAACGTCAACACTGAGCACAAAACACCAGTAAAGGACGTGTTCATGATCGAGTCATTTATTACCGACGTTGATCGTGGTATAGGTTCGCCCAAAGGCTTCGAGGATTGCCCCGAAGGTACTTGGTTTGGTACGTACAAAGTGAACAACGAAGACGTATGGAATCAAGTTAAAGACGGAACGTTCAAAGGGTTCAGCGTTGAAGGTGATTTTATTCACGCACCTTTCCAAGCCTCAAAACAACTACCGTTGGAAGTGATTTTGATTGACGAAATTCTTTCAATGCTATAATTTTTTTTGTCACTTTTTTTTGCCTTCCCATTTCATAAGTATAAAACTTTTATCACATGGATATTAAAGCTGAATTGCTAAAAATTAAAAGCTATCTGATGTCGACCGAAGTTACCCCAACCGCACAAGAGTTCGCCATGTACGACCTTGCAAGTGGTGGTCAAGTATCAATCAACGGTGAAATCGTTGTTGGTGCGGAGGTAATGGTAATCGACGGGGATGGTAACGCAGTTCCTGCTCCCGACGGAGAGCATGAATTGGTTGGTGTTGCTAAGATCAAAACCGAAGGCGGAAAGATCGTTGAAATCATGCCTATCGAAGAAGAGTCTACGGTTGAAGTAGAAATCGAAGCAGGTGAGAAAATGGCCGAAGCCGAAATGATGCCAGACCACGCAAAGGAAATGGAGTCAATGACCGAGCGCATTACCAAGTTGGAGGGTATGATTGCTGACATGATGACCCGAATGGATGGAATGGGTAAAGCTACCGAAGCTATGTCCGCAGTTGTTGAAGAGGTAGCAAGCCGTCCGACTGCCGAAGTTTCAAAGCCCGTTGCATTCACCTATTTGAATCCAAAGGAAAAGCAAAACGATAAATTTTCAAATCTTTTAAACGCATTAAAATAAACAAAAATGAGTTACACTTTTACAGGGTTAAGTACTTATACTAATCAACAGACCCTACCCCTAATTACCAAGTCGTTATTCAACGCACGCACCATTTCCTTGATCAACAAGCAAGTTGGTGTTAAGTATGTTTCTGCTTTGAACTTGTTAGACACTACAACTACTTTTGCTTATGGCAATACTTGTGGTTTTGACGGTTCAGGAAACACTACCGATTTTACACAGCGCAACTTGACTGCGGTTCATACCAAAGTACACGAAGCAATGTGTCCAAAATCTTTGGAACAGTATTGGATGCAAACCCAATTAACTGCGGGGTCAATGCCTACAACTATTCCTTTCGAGCAAGTTTACGCTGAGCAAAAAGTTGCTTCTATTCAGAAGACCTTGGAAACTGCGGTATGGCAAGGTGCAGGAACGTCAGGTTCAATCACTGGTTTTGCTAAGATTTTTGCTGATGCTGCAACTGCTAATCCTTCTACCGATTGTATCGACTTGAACGATTCTGCTTTCAACTGGTCAACTGACCTTACTTTCGCTACGTTGCAATCAACACCTGCAAACGCTATCAAGTTGTTGAACACTTTTGAAACTTATCTTCCTGCTGACATCAAAGGTTACGACGACGTTGCTATTTTCTGCGGTATCGACGTATTCACTGCAATTAAGCAAGGTTTGGTTGCTCAAAATTACTTCAACATTTCTTACTTAAATGGAGTTGAAAATTACGAATTGACTTTGCCAGGTTCTAACATCAAGTTGTACGGAGTTAACGGATTGAACGGAACTTACGATTTGTACGCAGGTCGCACTTCTCACTTCGTTTTCGGTACTGACTTGTTGAATGAAGAAGAGCGTTTCGAAATCTTCTATGCTAAGGAAGCTGACCAAGTTCGTTTCGTTGCTGAATTCAAGGCAGGCGTTCAAATCGCTTTCCCTGATCAGACCCGTCGTTTCATGATGGCCGCATCTTAATCGATCATTGAACTATTAACCGAGGGGTGGGTGAAATCGCCCACCCTTTTTTTTAAACAAAAATAAAAAAATAAAGATATGAGTTGCGCATTAACCGCAGGATACACTCTCGCTTGTAAGGATAGCGTTGGTGGATTAAAACAAGTTTACATCGACAACTTTGAAGATGTCGATTACGGTGCTGTTACAAACGGTGCTATTTCAACCGCTACGGGTGGTTTCTTTTCGTTTGAGTTGCCAATGAATACGGCACAATTCACCGAAACAGTTACATCAAGTGTTGAAAACGGCACTACTTTTTACCAAACCGAGCTTTCAATCGTATTGCCTAAATTGACCGCTGAACTTCGTAATCAATTGAAGCTATTAGCTCAGGCTAAATTAGCCGTAATTGCTACCGATAGAAACGGTGCGCAGTGGGTTATGGGATTGGAAAACGGAGTTTATTTGACTACTGGAACGTCTGCAACTGGAACTGCCATGGGTGACTTGAACGGCATGACATTGACGTTTACTTCTATGGAGAAAGACCCGATTGTAGTATTTACGGGCACTGTACCTTTGGATTAACCCTACACACTTTCCATATTTTGAAGGGTGGCATTCGTGCCACCTTTTTTTTATTCGTTACATTTTGAGTTTTGCCCATTATATAATTATGCAGTTGATCACAACGAACGCAGTTAACCGCCTATACTTTACCGCTACCGAGAATATGGTGAGCGGTGCATGGGTATATTTGAACATTCACCACATCGCAACCAATGAAGACTACTTTTTCAGTTTTGAAAAGGTTCAAAACCTTAGCGTATTTACTGGCCGTTTTGATGCTTGGGATTGCAATGTTGGGAATTTACCCGTTGGTCAGTGTTTATATACATTGTACGAGGGTAATGAGGGAGCGGTCAATCCTGAAAGCGAAGAAATTTTAAACGTGTTGGAGGTTGGATTATACGAAGTTTTGGCGAATGAAAACACCGACATCGTATTTGAAAACAATACAACTTATATCGAGCCAAATTTATGAGTTCAAGAAGAGTAAAAAATGCGTATGGTATGCCTACCAGTTCGCCTATTGTACGACAGGACTTTGAAACAAAGTTACCTGAGTACAAGGTAGTCAACGGGAAGGATTACGTTATGTACGGTGAGCATAACCGTTACCCCGATTACTTGTTGGAAATGTACCAACGTAGCGCAAAGCATAACGCTATTGTAAACGGGAAGGTAAACTACATTACGGGTAATGGGTGGACTTACGAAGCCGACAAAGTACCGAGCGAAATGCTTGGTGAGTTGAACCGATTGTTAGAGAACCCAAACCCATACGACGACTTAAACGATATTCTATATAAGACCGCACTTGACTTCGAGATTTTTAACGGGTTTGCGTTAGAAATCGTGTGGAATATGCACGGCAAGATCAGCCAAATTGCACACAAAAACTTTGGTAACCTACGTCGCAACGTGGATGGTAGTAAGTTTTACTATGCTGATGAGTGGAAAGAGTTTGGAGAACCCGAAGGACTTACCGAGTATATGCCATTCGACCCCGAAAAGCGTTTAGGTAAGCAACTATTTTACTACTGTTCATACGCTCCAAGCGTGCGTTATTACCCCATTCCTGAGTACCTTGGTGCGCTTGCTTACATCGAAACGGATGCAAGGATTGCAAACTACCACGTAAACAACTTACGTAACGGTTTCCTTGGTGGTTTTCTTTTCAATTTCAACAATGGAGTGCCTTCGAATGAAGAACAAAGAGAAATCAAACGTCAATTACAAAAGCAATTAAAAGGCGACGATGGGGAGCGTATCGTGGTGAACTTCAACGATAGTGCCGACACTGGATTAAAGATTGAACCATTAAACGCTAACGACCTCGATAAGCAGTTCAATATTCTAAACGAAACCATCCAAACTGAAATCTTTGTTGCTCATCGTGTGACCTCCCCGATGCTGTTTGGTGTACGTGTTTCAGGGCAACTTGGTGGACGTTCTGAATTGGTTGAAGCATACGAACTATTTAAAGCGGTTTATGTAAACGATCGAGTTCAAAAGTTGGAAAAGGTATTTAATTACATTTTTTCCTTCAATGGTTTGGGTGTTTTGGAAATCGAACCTACCGAGCCAATTACTGAAAGACTAACCGAACAATCTTTGCTTCAAATCATGACCAAAGACGAACTGCGAGAAAAAGCAGGTTTACCACCTTTGGCCGAAGTAACCGTTACCGAGCAACCGCAATCATTTACGCACCAAGATTTCCGTAAGGAGAAAGAAGAGTTAGCGTTGTTTCAAAAGTTTGGCCGTGATGCGTCCGAGTTTGAGGAAATTACACGTAGGCCAATGCGCTACGGGTTTGAGTTGTTAGAACAAGAATTTGCCAGTGAGTACGCAGAATTAGACGCTGATATTTTAAAGTTAATCGAGAAAGACCCTGCAATTACTTCGGATAAATTAGCCGAAAAGTTAGGAAAGTCAATAGAGCTAATTTCAGACCGTATCAGCGCACTTATTGAGGCAAAGGCTATCAATATTCGTGGAGCATTAAAAGAGCTTGGAGAGTCTGCAAAGGACTTTATTAAGCCACGTAACCCCGAAGGTGAACCATTGGTGCAAGTGATGTACAAATACGACGTACTTCCTGAGTTTGGCCCTCAAAAGTTGATCGCTGGAAGTCGTGAATTTTGCTCAAAAATGATTGACCTTGGAAGGTACTATACCCGTCAAGACATTAACCAAATTTCAGACATTATGGGGTACTCGGTTTGGGAGCGAAAAGGCGGTTGGTACACAAAGCCCGGAACGAACCAACACTACCCTACGTGCCGTCACACTTGGATGCAAACATTAGTAAAACCGAAAGCATGAGCCAAAAAGCCCTATTCATAACCGAGAAGCAATTAAAAGATGCTTCATTGATTAACGAAAACGTAAGCATGGTGAAGTTGCGCCCGACGTTGATCATGTGTCAAGAAATGCACATTCAACCGATTTTAGGTAGCGATCTTTACAAAGAAATTGCGAACCAAATTATTGGTAACACGTTAACCCAAGAGAATGAAGACCTGCTTATTGACTACATTCAGCCATGTTTACAAATGTTTGTACAAATGGAGTTTCCAATGGCCTTCGGCTTCCAGTTACGCAATAAGAACGTGGAGCGTGGTACTGATCAAAACAGCACTCAGGCCTCCATGAGTGAACTTCAAAGATTGATTGATTACTACAAATCAAAAGCCGAATGGTACGCTGAAAGAATTACCCGTTATATCTTAACCAATATCACCGACTTCCCTGCGTATCAATCCCCAAGCGGACAAATCGATACCATTTTGCCTAACCGACGTAATTATACCGCAGGTTTGGTGTTGAATAACTACGGTTGTTGTGGTGATTACGCAAGTCGTTACCAAGCTAACTTCAATCGGGATTGTGACTGTTATTGAAACTTATGAGTTACCACAAAAAGAACGTAGAAAAGTTAAGGGTTTACCTATCAAAAGACAAAGATGCAAAGTTGGAACACGATAAAAAGAAGCTTAAAGGAGTTCAGCGAGAGCCATCCGCTCGTTAATTCGTTCGGTACGGGTAACATCCTCGACCCTGATAGCGCACAGATTACCAACTTTGTTACTCCCGAAATCGATAGGATTTATTACCCTTTGGTTTTTGCGACGTTGGATTCTTCGAGGTTTGGAAGCAACTCGGTTACGTTTACCGTTGGTTTGGTTTTCATGGACAAGATTGAGGAAAGCCAAAAGGTAGCAGACCGCCCTACTGGTTCAAATGCTTTGAACTTCCAAACGCTCCAACCCGACGAGGTAATGAGCGATATGACTCAACTCGCAGGGGATTTCATGATTAAGTATCAACGGACGTTTGGCAATGACTTCGATATTTCGGTGGATGCTAACGTTGATTACTTTGTAGATCGTTTTGGTGATCGTGTTGCGGGATGCAGAGCGGTGCTATCTTTCAACGTTCCACTTGCTTTGAGCGTGTGTACCATTCCAACGGAAATGGACCCCGATACGTGTTACTATGGTGGTGTTGAAGCTACCAACTTAATCGACTTTTACGACGGTAGTACGTTGGCCGTTGCGATTGATAAACCGATAAACATTACCTTTGATGGTGGAGCGGTTAGTAACTTATTCCTTTGGTTTGCCGTACCTTCAAATTATTCATTCTCGCATTGGTTTAGAAGTTCATTCGATCAAGGGGCGTTCGATCAGTTGTTTGAGGTGTACGATACCGAGGATGATTACACAATTTACGTTACAATGTGGCAAACGGAAGCAACCGTACAAATGACTATACAATGATAAGATTAAGCGATAATTTAGAAATCAACAAACCTGCACCCGTAGATGATCGTTTGGGCGTGTTTGTTTCCACGGCTTCGGCATTGACATCCGTTCCCGAAGACCGACGTTATATTGGTTTAACCGTTATTGTGGACGATGGAAGCGGTGCTACTGAGTATTGGTTCAAAGACGGTGTGACCGATGCTGACCTTGAAGCAAAGTCAACGGGTGGCGGTGGTAGTTCTATATGGGGTTCGATTACGGGAACGTTAAGCAATCAAACCGATTTGCAGAACGCCTTGGATGCGAAAGTTCCTTACACGGGTGCAACACAAAACGTCAACCTCGGCACGTACAATTTAACCGCTGATCAATTAGCGTTGAACGTAAACCCAACGGGTACGCTTGGAGTTGGAATGACTGAATGGAACGATACACTCGGAAGTTCACAAACACTTTTGAAAGGTGGCTCGGTTACGTTGAAGAACGGCGTTGATTTGGTCGCACGTGTAGTGAACAAGGTAAACCCAAACACTACACTAACAAAAGCGAATTACCAAGTTGTAAAGGTTACGGGAGCGCAAGGCCAAAGGTTAGCGGTTAATTTAGCGCAAGCAAATACCGACCTTAATTCAGCCGATACGCTCGGAGTTGTAACGGAAACCATTGCACCAAACCAAGAAGGATTTATTCTAACGGTAGGGCAAATTGAAGGTATTAACACTACGGGAAGTTTGCAGGGTGAATCATGGGCCGATGGCGATGTGTTATATTTAAGCCCGACCACTGCCGGGCGCATGACTAACATTAAACCAAACGCTTCTACGGGTCACATCGTGGTACTTGGTTACGTGGAATATTCGCACGCTAACAACGGGAAAATCTATGTAAAGATCATGAACGGTTGGGAGTTAGACGAACTTCACAACGTTTACATCAACCCTGCAACGTTAGCAAATGACGATGCTTTGATTTACGAAAGTTCAACCGACCTATGGAAGAACAAACAAGTAACCAAATCAATGGTTGGACTTGGAAACGTAGATAATACGAGCGATGCAAATAAGCCAATAAGCACGGCTACACAAACCGCACTTAACCGCATTACAGGCCTTTTCCAAGACGTTAGCCAATTAAGTACTACATCAACCACTGCGGTAACTTTAACTACGTTTACGGTGGCTTCTGCAAACATTCCAGTCGGTGGTGTTATTCGTATTTCGGGGTTGATCGAGCGAACCGCAGGGAGTGGAAATACAACGGTAGGAATGAACGTTAATTCAGGCGGTGCAAGGTATTTGCAATCGGCAGGCACTAACTCGCAATTTGAAATGCTTATTTGTAAAACAACGTCTACAAACGTTCGCTATGGTTTGGGTGCATCCAATACAACGGGAAACTCATTTACAGGTCACAATTCAGCAACCATTACCGTTGCGCAAGATGGAAGCGGTAATTTTAATATTGCTTTCCTTGGATTAGTTGGAACTGCGGGAGCTACGTTAACCGTTCAATTTGTTAAAGGCAATTTGTTATGAAGTACTTAGTTATTTATGATAACACCAACCATTTCTTTGAGGACTTTGAAACCGCAAAAGCGGAGTTCGAAGCGAATGGGGGTTTATTTTTAGAAGAAAAAGCACCAAACGTTTATGAAGCAGTTACTACATGATTTAGGTATTAACCTGGGCTTATCCTTCGCTGGGTTCGCAGGTTCGCTCGTAATGATCGGAAAGAAAGAATTTTCGTGGAAGAAAGCGTTGGTGAGTATCCCGAGCGGTGTGTTTTCTGCAAACTACCTTACCCCGATTGTGGTGGATGCGTTAGGAATGCAACAAGGGTCAGCGGAGTACGGTATTGCTTTTATCATGGGCTACCTTGGATTGAAAGGAACTGAAATTTTTGCAACTAAATTTATCAATAATGAAAAATCTCAAAAACCTAATGCCTAAGAAGGCAAACGAAATGACTGTATATGAGAGAGCGACGGCAGAAACCCCTCCATTTTTTAAGAAACTGCGCACTATTGGTATTGTGGTTGGTGTGGTCGGGGGTGCTTTGGCTACTGCACCAGTTTCGCTACCCGCCTCGATTGTAGCTTTGAGCGGTTATTTGATCACGGCAGGAACAATTATTACAACTGTTTCGCAAATAACTGTTGACGAAGGAAAATAAAGTTGTATCTTTGTAGCGCAAGCCACGTTTTTTGCGTTGTTTTCGTAGTTTAATTTTTGGTTGAACCCCTGAGAAATCGGGGGTTTTTTTATGCCTTCAAAAAAAAGTTTCATTTTTTTTCGTAAAAAGTTTGCACAATTAAATTTCATGTTGTTACTTTGTAGAACCAAAGAGAAAAACAATGAACAAAACGCAAACAACCATTTGGGGAATCGTAACGCTTTACGTTTTCCTTCTAACAAAAAACCCATTCACACTTATTTACATGGTGTTTATCGGGGCTTACATTTCAAAAAGAATTCAAACCAAAAAATCAAAATAATATGAAAACAATGAATGACAAACAATTTCCAGCTGATGCATTGCGCTTTTGGAAGTTAGCACCCGACACAATTTCCTGCGGTTGGGACATCTTTATTGGCCACGCACATTCTGAGAATATGTGCGACCCCGTAAGCCATTACATTTTCAACGATGTAATTACAATCTTCAAACACCTGAGAGGGTACATTGACCACGAAGATAGGCACGTTGGGGAACTGCTTAACGAGGTAATCCGATGGGACTTAAAAAACTCAGAGTTGTGCGTTACCGATGCAAGTTTCAGCGAGCAAATTGGAATCGGTGTAGCGATCAGTTTTAAAATGAATTTCAACACGGTAGAAAACTATTCAGTCATATTTAGTTATTTCAAATAATGCGAGAAATTAAACAAATCAAACGGGGGCGAAAACCTGCTCGCCCCTTGGTTTCCACAGCCTTAGCGCAACGATGGGAGCAAGTAAGAAATGAACGGAAAATATCCGTACATCGATTGCCAGTATCACCACCAACTTACCGAAAGGTAATTAACACGGGGTACTGTGATCAACAAACATTGGTAAAACTAACAAAATTCTTTTTATGATTAGCAAACACATTACACTAACCGAGGCCACAAAGAGCAACACGGCCACACGTTTAGGAATCAACAACACACCAAACGAAGCAACCATTGAAACCATGAAGCTAACCGCTGAAAAGGTATTTGAACCATTACGGGAAATCCTTGGTGCAATCCGAGTAAGTTCCTTCTACCGTTCCCCCGACCTTAACAGAGCCATTGGTGGGAGCAAAAGTTCACAGCACTGCAAAGGTGAAGCGATCGATATGGAAGCGTTGAACACATCCAACTTTCACCTATTTGAGGAAGCCTGCAAGCTACCTGAGTTCGATCAAATCATTTGGGAGTTTGGAACGAAGCAAGAGCCTGACTGGGTGCATATCAGTTACGCAAAGACGGGAAACCGTAAGCAAATCTTACGTGCAACAAAGATCGGAAACCGCACCGCCTACGTTCCATACCGCAAAGACTAAAAAAATAGTTTGCACAATTAACTTTCATTTGTATATTTGTGAACCAAAACAAAATTATGGAAACAATCAAAAACTTGGCGAAAGCTTTGGTTAAAGCAACCGCCCAAATCGAAGGTGCTTCAAAAGACAGTACCAACCCACACTTCCGAAATAAGTACGCAGACCTTGCGAGCGTTACGGATGCAATCAAGAAACCGCTTAACGATCACGGTTTAACCTACTCACAAATCATTCACCGCCTGGAAGGTGGAGTTGGTGTAGAAACGCTTATCATTCACGAATCAGGTGAAACTATGAGCAACGGTATTACGTTCGTTCCTGCGCCTAAAAACGATCCACACGGGTACGGTAGTGCGTTGACCTATGCACGTCGATACTCGCTTTCCGCTTGCTTCGGTGTAATCCAAGAAGACGACGACGCTAACGGGGCTACCAACCTACGTACAACGGGAGATATTAACAAGGTCCAGAGCAAAAAGGAAGCTGCCCCAAAGTTTGCAAAGGCTGACGAACTGCAACCATTCACGGCTGAAAAGTACGCAAAGCTATTGGAACTTCACGAAACCGACCCTGAGTTATGCAAGAAGTTAGAAGCGCATTACCGCATTACTTCCGAGGTTAAGGCACAATTCAAAAAAGATACTGGAAAGGATTGGAAATGACAAAGGAAGATAAAATCAAAGTAATAAGGGAACTTTACTCAAAGATTAAAAACTGCGACCTTGCAAAGATGCTCGATATGACTCCCGCATTAATTCTTTACTATGCTCGAAAATACAACCTAAAAAAAGAAGGTGAGTTTTTGGAAGATCAAATGAGACGAAGCGTTGCTAAAATGAGAGAAGTAAAAAGATTGCAAAATGAACAATTTAACATTTTGAGAGAAAAAGAATTGACATATTGGGAGCGTGTGAAGGAATTTAGAAAACAACAATTTGAAACCCACGGACGTTTCCACCCATTCTACAAACTTCAAATTAAAACGCAAGCCAATGGATAATATCATAACGCAATCAAACAACCTGCTTTCGTCCGTAACTGGACGGGAGCAGGTGGAGTTGATGCATCAAGAATTTCGCATTCAAATCGAAGAGGGTAATATCAACCCGTTGGAGTTTGCAATCAAAGCACGCATGATCATTAAGGCCTTAGAGCAAACTTTAACCGATACCCAATATCTTGCAATCAACGAGCAGGAAAAACACGGGAAAACGGCCGAAATGTTTGGAGCGGTGGCCACGACTTCCGAAATGGGTGTTAAGTACGACTACGAAAGTTGCAATGACATCGAGTGGATTATTTTGAAGGAGAACGTAGAACGTACAACCGAAATGCTGAAAGCCCGTGAAAAGTGGTTACGATCACTGACCAAGCCCGAAAACATTGTGGATGCAAACGGGGAAATAATTACCATTACCCCACCAATCAAAAGAAGTACTACAACCTTAAAAGTAACAATGAAATGAGAACAAGCCCACAACAACTAATCGACTTCATTCAAGGTATTAAACTAAAAGCCATGGAAGTACACGTTAACGCTGAATACACCGCAAAGAAAATCGACCTTTCAAGGGTTAGCCGTTTTGATATTTTAAACCAACGGATGCAACGGTTGTATCGGTTGCGTTCCCAGTGCATCGAGCACAAGGACTTTTTTAAGGCACTACAAGCCATGCACCTGATCAACCGTGTTGGGTTTGAACTTTCCAAAACTTACAACTACACTGCACTATGAAAAAACTAATATTTAGCGTTTACAAGTTTGGGGAGGCTTATCAATTTGTTTTTGATAATGCTAATGAAAGTCACATTGAAATTATACAAGAAGGAATAAGTAGTTTAGTTTTAGGTGAAGTTCCTTATGTATATTTAAGTCAAGGAGACGATTCATTTTTATTAACAAAAGAATCTTTAAAAGATGGTATCGTACAATTTAATTTTGTTGATTCAGACCTTTATAATTCTTTAAGTGATTCTGTAACTTCACCAAACACTTTGTTAAAACCAAAAAAGAATAGAAGCAACTAATGAATTACCCCGACCCAACCAAAGAACAGTTAGCGATTACCCGTGCCGTGGTGTTGATGCAAGCCCTTGCGGAAACTTTGGATGACCTCAAAAGAACCAAGGCCTACCGTCAATCCTTAAAGAACCGATTGAACCTTTTAGAGCAGGACCTATCAATTTACCTCAACACGCTTTCCGTAGCGTTTTGGGGTGAGGATGAAGAGTTAATGATGCAAATAAGTCGAGGCATTGATGCCGTTACGGGTGCGCTCGCTACGTGGCATCCTGCACAAATGGCGGTCATTGAAGACGTGTTAAACCAAATTGAAACCCAATTCAATGAAGCAACGCAGATTGACGGAGGAACAAAAGAAGTACATTCTGAATAATTACCCATTTCAATACTCCAAAGATATTGCAGATCACCTCGGCTTTAATGTTTCAACTGTTTACAATTTTGCTCACCGAATGGACCTAAACAAAGATGCAAAATTTAGAAGTGGAGAATTAAAAAAGCAAGGGGATAGATTAAGAGAAATTGGAAAGGTTGGAAGATTTGCCAAAGGACGAAAGCCACACAACTACGGTAAAAAGATGGATGCAGAAACTTACGAAAAAGTTAAAGCAACCATGTTTAAAAAAGGCTCGAAGCCACCGAACTGGAAGCCTGACGGATCGGAGAGAGTTGATGTAGAAGGTTACACAATGATCAAGGTAAATGGCAAGTATATTCAAAAACACGTGTACCTTTGGAATCAAAAGCACGGGGAAGTACCCAAAGGATATGCGGTAATTTTCAAAGATAGAAACAACAAGAACCTAACTATTGAAAACCTTGAATTGGTTAGTCGTAAAGATTTGATGCTACGCAATACCATTCAACGATACGACCCCGAATTACAATTCACAATGAAAGTTTTATCAAAACTAAAAAAACAAATAGATGCCAAAAAATAAAATCGAAGATTTGAGAAATCATTTATTCTCAACACTGGAAGCTTTGTTAGACGAGGACAAACCGCTTGAATTAGATCGTGCCAAAGCTATTGCAGACGTGGCCCAGGTCATTGTAAATTCTGCAAAGGTAGAAGTTGACTATGTTAAGGCTACCGAAAGGAGCAGAGGAACTAGCGGTTTCTTCCCGGATAGCCCAAATGGAAGTTTATACTTAAATGAATAGAATATGAAATATCAGAAACCACAGAACAAACAGGATATTGAAGCCTTAAAATGGAAAATGAGTTACTTGGAGAACCAATTAACGGGGCAGTTGTGCGACGAAGAAATGATGCTACGTCAAGAAATCAGCGAAATTAAGCAACTGCTTCGCTCGGTTGAATACCCTGAACGCCCGACCGATTCAAACTTTGACTGTTTTGGTTGTGGGTCGTAAGGTTTAAACTGACAAGACAAATACAAAAAAAACATGAAAACATCAATTTACCACAGAACCTTTGCTTTTGCTTATGTGTTGTTAGTAGCTGTTATTTTTTGCGGTTGTGGAAACGGAAAAACTGCTAAAGAACAACCTATTGAACAAAAAAAATATTATCATGGTTACAAATTAATTGTGATAGATAGTTGCGAGTATTTAGAAGCAGGTGGAGTGCCAAGAGATTGGACTGTATTAACGCATAAGGGAAACTGTAAATTTTGTGCAGAACGTAGCAAAAAATAATTGCTTATAACGGTATCGGGCTTGGCGAAGGTGGGCTTGTAGGATGCTCAATTTTAGCAGAATGTTTCTGCCCACTTTTGCCAAACCCGTGTTATATGAAGTGCCGACTTATTTACGATAAACCCCAATTGGAACACTAAACAGAAAAACAAAAAGAAAAAAAGCGATGGCAAAAAAAGAATTAACACCAAAACAAAAAGCTACTCAATTAGTAGCACTATTTGAAAGCATTGCACACCATACAATTGATTGTGATAGACAATTTGCAAAAGAGTGTGCAAGGAGATGTTGGAATGAAATAGAAAAGGAAATTTATAATTATTTTCATAAATTAGGTTATGGCTTTAAAACAATTGAAAATTATATTCAAGAAGTAAAAATAGAAATTGATAAGCTATGAAAAATAAAGCAAAAATGTATGTAGAGCCATTTGGCGAAAATAAATTACCACTTCACAAAATTGCAAATATTGATGAATGTATGAAATCTTATAATAAAGTATATGGCATATTACTTTCTGAACAAGATTTGAAAACTTTATTTATTGCTGGTTTTATGCTTGGTAATGGTTCTTACCAATTAAAAAAAGAAGTTGATATTGATTTAGAATTTGAAAAACAAATACAGAAACTATGAAAAGTCCAGTAGAATGGTTAATTAATGAATTAACAAAAGAAGGTAATGAATTTTTATTTTTATGCGACAAACCAGATTATATGGAAAGTTTGAGTTCTATTATTGAACAAGCTAAGGAATTGGAAAATAACCTACTGCAATCTTTTATAAAAAGTAGGGAGCAAACAAGATGGAGTGCTACGCAAATTGGATTTGCAAAAGGTTTTGATTATGCCTTAAAAGGCAGTGAAGATTATTATGAGAAACTTGAAAAAACACAAGAAAGTGATGAATATTTTACAAGGGATTATTTACAGGATAAGTGTGATGAGATTTGTAATATTAAATATCCATCTTAAAAGTGCGGTGGCTTTTTTCTTTTTGTTTTTCCTTCACGGAACTTCAATTGGAAACGGTCAGCAAGGCATTTCATATAACTCATTTATTGGCGCACATTTATTTCGCTTATTCAATAAATTGTGTTATATTTGAAGCAGAAAACAATGCGAGTTGGCGGACTTGCTTTTGCAAATAATAACAACCCTGCTTGGAACGTGTACCGCCATACCGTTTTGAGTGGGGTTTGTCTTTTATGAACCTAATAGATTACAATTTTCGCCTTAATTCGATCATAAAGGAAGGGATGTTAACGACAAACGAAATAGCTTTGATGTTTGTTATTATCAACCTACAAAACACGCTTAGATCGGATTTATTTGGTTTACCAACTCGTACAACCTCGGCACATTTGAACCTATCCAATCCAACGTATTATCGTACATTGGAAGGCCTGCAAGCAAAGGGATTGATAGCAATTTTAGAGCAGGGAAAGAAGAACCAAGCACCCATTATTCGAATCACATTCGATAAAAAAATTTTAGCGAATCCGTTTAGCATTTCAGATTTCGAAACGAATGCGATAAAAGAAAAAGAACAAATGCTATCAAAAAATTTTATCGAATCCGTGCACATAGATAATAAAGAAGAAAGAAGAAAGAATAAAAACACTAATAATATTAGTAGTAGTATTAAAGAGCCATTTCAAAATTTAAAACCTACCGACTGCAAAGAGTACATTAACAAGCAATTGGAATTACATCTTCACAACATCAAACAAGCAACAAACTACACGGTGGAACAAATACGCACCGCAGTCGATACCTTTGTGAACTACCAAGAACTCGAAAGCAAAATCTACCACTTTAAAGCCGATTCATTCAAACACTTTGCGCACTGGATAAAACGCATTGACCTGAACAA